GATTTTCATCTATTCGACATACTATGGAGCTGGCTTCCATCTTTTCCACGCTTTTACCTAGTTGGAGGTTTAACTATCAAGATTTATCCAGCATACTTCGACAAACTCGGAGTCACTGCTTTGTACATACATAAAAACACTCCTTTAACCGAAATCTCTGCTGAGGCTATGTTGCGTATATCTAAGATACAATATGGCCCCGATTTATTTCCTTATGGTATGATCAATAACCAAGAGATTATTGATTACCTTTTATATATAAATAGAAAAACAAAAAAACATAAACAATATACTAAATACCCTCGTTTAACTAAACTGCTGGCAGGTGAAACTCAAATAGAGTATAATAAGGTTTCAAGCAGGCACTTGAGACACTTAACCATTCACGAAATTAGGAAGAAAGGCATGAAATACATTGACGACAATGCGAGTTTTTTGAAGCCATGGCTGGAACATATGCTAAGTACGGATATGCAAGAAGCTCTTTTTGTGGGGAGTATAGTATGGGCTAGTAGCTTGACTCCTGAAAATAAAGAATTAATGAGCCAATCTGGTATTTGGCAATCAAAGTATGAAGACACTAATGACTTTTTTAATGTAATTAAGAAACGTTTTTCTTTACGATTAAAGGCGGTCCAGAACTTGTTACCTATCGATTTTACACAGATGTTTGAACTTGAGGTTCTTGTTAATAGGGGTCTAGGTACCGTAGACTGGCATTCGGAGAAGATAAATCGAACCATACCTAATCTTTGCAACATAGACCGTGACGTAGTGTTCAACCATGCACTCAGCCTCTTTAAGGCAGTTAGAGGTATGGGTAGCAGACCCAGGAAGACTTACTGGGATAGTTACTGGTCTAGTAGGAACCAATGGGCACCTACAGGAGCTTATCATTCTCAGTATGAAGAAGATATGGAATTTAAATCTGAATCTAGAGAAATGCGCAATAAGCTATTTTCTTTGAATGCTATGCCAGAATACACTATAGATCACTTTCTAGCCCGTCACCCGAGTACCGTGGCTTGGCCATCTGTTAAATATGAATGGGGTAAACAAAGAGCTATTTACGGAGTTGATGCCACTAATTTTATTATCTCTGGCTTCGCTATGATTGGTTGTGAGCATGTAATCTCACCCTTATTCCCAATAGGGCCAACTGCTACAGCGAATAATGTTTCAAAGACTGTTTCAGAGGTTCTTAAGAACGGAGTGCCTTACTGTTTTGATTTTGAAGATTTTAACTCTCAACACTCGGTATCCAGTATGCAGGCTGTACTGGAAGCATATTGGGCTATATACAGACACGACTTTTCTGATGACCAAACGAGAGCCATGGCATGGCTTATCAAATCTTTAGAAGACTGCACCATTAAGGCTGAAACTGGTGATTACAAGGTGGCCGGTACACTATTGTCTGGATGGCGGTTAACTACTTTCATGAATACGATCTTGAACGCTGTATACACAAAAGAGGCATTGGGAGGTGTTAGCATAGCTACTACACACAATGGAGATGATGTGTTGGCTGGAGTCAAAAGCATAGCGCAGGTTCAAACACTACAACGCGGAGCGAAAAGACTC